ACATCTTCTGATTTCCAGTATGTAGGTAAATTAGGACCAATCTTAACACCACCCCAAACTTCATTAATCCAAAAATAATCTATATGCTCACCTTGAATTAAATTATCTTTTGACTTTTCTTTAAATAGATTTGTATTATAAATAGGTTTCTCAGTTATCTTATAGTTTTCATCTACTATTTCTTGTATAACTTCTCCATCTTCTAATACTCTAGTAAGATGTCCTACCTTTCTTTGCGTTTTCCAATATACAGTAGTTACTCTAAGTAAATCTAAATCACCCCAATATCCTACATCATCACCTTCACTTAATATTTGATTTACTATATCACCACCTACAGTAGGATCTTTATCCCAGTTAGATATAAATTGTCTATATGCAAGTGATGGTGCACCTGTATTCCAAGCATGTGATTTATTTGCATCATAATATGAACCATCATTTTGATAACCATTAACTAAATATTTAGCACCTGCAGTAGGGCGTATATTCTCTAATGATGTCAATTGTTCCTGTGTCATTAGATAACCATAATTATCTATAACATCTGCAGGAGTCATCATATCACATTTACCTGCAAAGTTTCCTTCAGATATATATCTTGAATCTGGTGACTTATGATAAAAGGTTAATACAGGATTCCAAAGTTCTACTTCATAATCATCTTCCATCATACGGAAGTGCCAAAACTCTCTATCAGTAATAAGCATATCACGGAAACCTCTTTCCTCTAGCTCATCTATTTTAAATCTTTCAACATCAACAATTGTTTGATGAGATGCCCACTCTTCTACTAAACTTCTATAATCTTTTGAAAAGAAATCTTCTATTTCAGGAAGTGATTTTAATTTTTCTGGAGCCAGTTCTTTTTTAAATTCTTCTTGATTAGGATCTAAACCCATATTAAGAAGTTCAACTGTCATTTTATTATAAGCATCTTTTAATAAATTATCTTCAATGAGTGCTCTTTTTGCTTCTAGCATTTCATTATATGATAAATCATCTACTGCTCTAAATTGTACTTTATGAAATCTTTTTGTAAACTCCCCAGTAAGAACATTTATTACATTAGGAATAATTGGATAAAATTTAAGTTCTAATGCAGATTCATCTTCTTTAGTTAAGATCTCCATTAAATCTTTATACTCATTATTTTCTTCTACAATATAATCTGTCTTATCAATAATACCTTTTGCAAGTTTATAATTCTTAAGTAACTTGCGTGCATTACTTCTAAGATATTCCATACCTCTCATCTCTAACCAATCAAGATTCCAAGCTGCCCAGTTTTCATCTTTTTCTTTGTTAGAAATAAATTGTGTAGGTTGTGTTAAAGAGCTACTTGTTATTTCATTACCCTTAACTTTAGCTCCTTTTTTTAATTGTAGTGCGTTATATAATTGCATAGTTAATTTCTATATTTCCACAAGTTGTTGTTGTAATCCAGTAGTTTTCCATTATCTAATATTTTTAAATCCTGATCTTCTTGGTCTAGAACTGTACCTGGATCTACCACCTAAATTCCTAAAAGGACTCATATTTAATTTATACAAATTCTTAGACTTATCCAAGTTATTGTCTGATTCTTTTTCAATCCTTTTGCTATATCCTCTGTTAGATTGCTGTATTTTAGCAAAAGCAACTAATGCAGCAAATGAAACTAATCTATCCACGTTTAGTCCAGGATAATAAGCAAGCATTTCTGTTAATAGCATTTTATCTGGTATTCTTTCTACACCTAATGTTTGTGATATAACTTCACCATTATCATCTAATTCCTCATCTATTGATTCTCTAAGAAACTCTATTGCATAAGATATTAAATGATTTTTAAATAATGTACCAGTATTCTTCCAACCATATTCTTGATATACAGTTCTATTTGAACCTAGATCTTTTAAGAATAATACTTGTTGTTTTGGTACAAGATATTTTTGTTTTCTTTTAGCAATCATATGTTGTATAAATAATGATATATTGTTTTCTACTAATGTCCATGCATTATACCATTCAATAATCATTTCAAGTTGTTCATGTGTTTTATTTATATCATCATATCTACCACACCATGATGCAACTATTTTGTCTCTTTCTATAAAACTTTCTAATCCATTTTTAGTTTCTCTTGTAACTTCTACAGGATTCTTATAAACAAAAATACTACATAAAGAATCTGATGTAGTAGTTTTACCTTCTGACACAGGGTCAATAGATGCATAGTAAGTACCAAACTCTGGATTCTTTACAGGTCTTTCCCATACAACTAATACTCCAGTTTTATCTTCTCTTTTTCTATTTACAGGAAACTCAGTAATAGGAAGTTTTTTAGAACGTGTAGCTGTAATACCTTTTTGATCTCTATCTAATTCAATAAACTCATATGGATATTTTTTCTCTTCTATTTGTTTTAATTGTTTAGATAAAATACTTTGTGGGAAGATTGAAGCTTTTCTATAAGCAAATGCTTCTGCAATATTAACAGGTTTCTGTGATATACGTAATTGATATTGTTCTGGTGATAGCTCTCTCTTCCAATCTTCTCTTTCTTTATATATTGCTTCTAATGCTTCTTTAACTAAAGAGTTACCATATTTATCAATATAAGGAGGCATAGAGTGCTGTTCAGGAATAAATAGACCTGCTATACCAATTGTACCTTTATCATCTAATAGGTTAGTTTCTATAGCATATATATCATTAGCTTGTGGGTTTAGTATCATATCCTTTAATGGATTACATTGTGTAAGATCACCCACTGATCCTGCAGCAATAAACATACCAGTTGTTATCATACCAGATGTCATTGCTGGTCTAATATATTCATATGTTTGATCCATCTTAGGTGCAATACCTGCTTCCTCATGAAAAAAGAAAGTACATGGTCCACCTACTCCAGTTGTTGCATTCTTTTCAAAAGAAGCTCCTTGTATTTTAGACATAAGACCTTTGTTAGTCTTTCTATTATTTATTCTAACTTCTATCTTCTGTTCCCACAATAATACTTTTTCTGGTGTACATGGTCTATACCAAGCTGTATGCTCATTAAGAAAAGTTTTATATTCATCTAAAAACTTCCATGAACCTTTATCATTAATATAATCTTTTAATGATGCACCTATCTTACATATAGATCCTTCTTCAAACCAAAACTGATTTATAATCTTACCCATATGAAAGTATGAAGATGCTATCTGTCTTTTTTTAAGAATGGCTGCATGCTTATAATTTAATTCAGCAAGTAATTCATATAGTGCCATATGATATTGTGCATCTCTAACTTTAGCAAAACCATACTTTTTTTCTTCTTTATCAAAGATTGGTAAGAAGTTTAACCACATGTAGTAATCTCTTGTTAAATACCATATGTGTTTATCTCCATAAAAGATGACCCCTTCTCTACATTTTTCTTTTTCTTCATTCCAATAATTTATAAAGTCTTTTGATCTAAATGGTTTATCACAATAAAAACCATTAGTATTAAAATTTTTTGCTTGTTCATTAAATAGCAAAGCAGTATCATCAAACTGATACTGCCCTGGTTCTCTAAATAAAGTATTTAAAAATTCTATAAAACTTTCTCTAGTTTCAAATTCTTTATAAATCCATTTACCATCTTTATATGTAGGAATTTTTTTAAACATCTTCTAGAATAGCAATTACATATCCTTCACTAATGATTAAATGTTTTTCTCCTTGATGATCAAATTCATATTCATCATTATTTGTCATTGGCCATTGAATAAAATCACCAACTTTAATTTCACCACTACACTCTCTACCACATGCTACAACATGTCCTTGAGGTTTTTGTAATTGTTGTTGTTCAGGTAAATAAATACCACTAGCTGTTTTAGTTTCAATTTCAACAGGTTTAACTAATAATTTTTTACCTACAGGTTTTACACTTTTCATAATTTAATTTAATTTAGTTTTATAATTGATCATATGCTAATCCTTGTCCACCACGGACTTGGCTCTTTTGTTCATCTTTCATATCATTGTAAGCACCTTTAAATGATTGTCTTATTTGATCAAATTTAGCTGCTGTATTTACCAATGATGTTAAGTTACCATCTCTACCATGTTCAATAGATGTAGTTTCCATATATCTTGCTAATCTATCCAACATAGATTTAATACCTTTATATGCTCTAAATGTTGGTGTTTGATATAAGTCTTCACAAAATCTTATTGCATTTCTAATAGATTCATCTTCTGGAGATTCTTCTAATCCTATTTCATCTATAATTATATCTTCTTTTTCATGCTCAGGCATATTAAAAAAAGGATTCATATCAGGATCAGGACATGTCATATAAAATACAAATAGATAAACTTGTAAGTGAGTATCTGGATATTTATCCATTATATTCTTTAATGTCTTTAAAGAATAACAGTGTTCTGATGGAATAACTTTACCATTTTGTACATCAAATAGTTTTGCTAACATTATGAATTATCTTTTAACCACATAATAAGACTAGTAACTTCATCTTTTAAATATGGTAAATTATACATTTTAATATCTTCAATAACAGGTTCTCCATTCTCTACTTTATTTATTGGATAACCATATTTATCTTCACCTTCTTTTTCAAACTTAACATGTTGTATTTGCAACTTACCAATTTTAAGTTTAGGATTATGTTTTTTAATTATATAAGCATATAAAGATAATTGTAAATT